CAGCTCACAGTCAAACAACTAACACGACCTTAGGAGGTCAATAATGTCAACGAGAATCAAGGCTAACGCTCTGAAGCTCACGATCGACGGTGTGCAATATAACGCCGATATCTCGCAGGCCGAATTGGTCTCGGAAGAAGCCGCGTCCGATGTGACGACCTTCGCGGACGCCGCAGAAGGTGGAGCGTCAGACTGGTACTTTACCGTCTCCGGTATTCAGTCCACCGACGCCGCTTCTTTCTGGATGGCTATGTGGGACCACGCAGGCGACGAGGTAGAGTATATCTTCGCACCTCACGGCAACACCACGCCGACCGCCGCACAGCCAATCTTCCGGTCAAAGAACAACGCAACCCCGCAGGTTGTCGTCTCGACTGTTCGCCTTCCGCGCCGGGGAACCTTCCCGCTGGGTGGCGAAGCCTCGTCCGATGGAACCTTTAGCTTCTCCGGGATCCGCATGGACATTATCGGCGAGCCACACTTAGCTACCACCGCTTAATAACGCTATGTCGACTTATCAACCTGGAGCACCCCGAGGCTTTGGCCTGCGCACAACCGCGCGGACCTCGGCAAAAGGGTACGCGATTATTACCGGCGTCAAAGAAACACGCCAGTTTATGCTCCGGATTGCTAAGGACTACAAAACGTACAATTCTTGGATGAAGCGCGGCGCGGAACTTGTCGCCGCCGAAGCTCGACGTGGTGCACCGCTCGAGACGTCTAAATTGGCTCGGTCTTTGGTCGGCCGCGCTTCAGCAAGAGTGACACAGAAGGACGGAACCCGCCGCGGCCTTATCGGTGGTGTGGTCGTCGCTAACGTGCCATACGGTAAGTCCGTATCCTTCGGTCGGTATTACCCAGCCGGACCGTACATCGTCAAGCGAAGCCGGACAGCACCACCCTTCGAAGGATTCCGGACGGAAGCCATCCGGTCAACCAACAACAACAAGTATCTAAAACTGGCTCGAGAACGAGCAAAGCCTAACGTGGTGGCACTGTGGAACCAGCTGCTGAAGCGTTATATCCAGGTCAACGACTTCGAATACAACATCACGTCATAAACCCTAAACAGCAACAGGAGAACATCATGGATATCGACAGCATTACCCTCGGCGACATCGAAGAAATCGAAACTTATGCCGGACTTCCCTTCGGCGATATTGGCGAAAACAAGCCAGGCGTCTCAAAGCTTCGCACAGCACTGGTCTGGGTGCTGAAGCGCAAAGAGAACCCGAACTTCACCATCGAAGACGCGCGAGCCTTGTCGCCTAACGAGCTCGAGCAACTCTTCGCGGAAGACACAACAAAAAAATAAAGAGAGACCAGGCCGACAGAGTTATGTCGGTCGTGGTCGCAACAGGACTAGCACCAGATATTGTCCGAACGCTGACGTCTTACGAGATAGAGGCGCTCTGGAGAATCACTAACAAGGGATAAACATGGCTTCGGGCAACATGATCGTCACACTTGTCGCTAATACGCGCAAGTGGTCGTCGGGCCTGCAGCGAGCAGGTCGAGACACGACCTCATTCGGTCGGGTGGTATCTCGTGGTCTCCAGATAGGTGCGGCGGCGCTTATCGGCCTTGTAGCGTCTCTCTCAAGGATTGTTCCGGCTCTTCTAAACATGGGTGCGGAATCGCGTAAGGCAGACGTACAGCTGCGCTTCTTGCTGGAGAATATGCAAGGCATTAGCAAAGCGACGGACGAGACGGTAAAGCGGATGGCCGCTTATGCGGATCGAGTCAACCGGGCCACCGGTATAGACGATGAACAAATTAAAGTTATTCAGAAGAAGCTCCTGGTCTTTAAGAATGTTCGTAAGAGCGCTGACGAGACTGGTGGGGCCTTTGACCGGGCAACTTCCGCCGCGGTCGACCTGGCCGCCGGTGGCTTCGGCAACCTGGAGACTAATGCGAAGCTTCTCGGTCGTATGCTCGACAACCCGACAAAGAACCTGGACAAACTAAACCGGGCCGGTGTGACCTTTACGGAAACCGAGAAGAAGAAGATTGTGGCTTTGGCACAGTCGGGCAAACTTTACGAGGCTCAAGACGTCATCCTCGAGTCAATCGAAGGTCGCGTAAAAGGTCTCGCTGAAGAGTCCGCCACACCACTGGAGCGACTGAACGGACAATTCGCGCAGCTCGGGGATGAAATTGGTGAGCGTATGCTTCCCTTCCTGGATGAAGCAGTCGGCAAGATTACGGCCTTCCTCGCAACTGCCGAAGGTAAGCGCACACTTGAGCGGATCATCAAAGCCTTCGAAGACCTGGCTCGAAACATCGGCTTCGTCGTCGACGCTCTTATTAGCCTGGCGACGTGGTGGGACAAAGTGACAGAAGGCGCTCGCAAATACCAGGAGCAGGTCGAAAAAGGTAAAGGCCGCTTCGGTCGTATCTCCACACCCTTCCCGTCGAGTAACAGCAGCTCTAATAATTCTGCAAACAATCCCTTCGGTGGTACGTCGCGTATGGCTCCGGCCGGTATCGTGGTCAACTTTAACGCGCCAGTCGATTCGGTATCCGCCGGGCGTGAAGTCGCTCGAGTCCTATCCGATTACAACCGGTCGAACGGTCGACGATAATGCCGACCGGAATTATTGAGCGTCCACTATACGACCGGATTAGCCTGGAAACTTCCGCCTGGGTCACACCCTTCTCCTGGGTAAACCGGACTAACTTCGTTGTCGGATCTATTAACTATTCGGTCGGCGGCCGGGTCGGGACCCCCGGACAGTCACAAGTCGACGTCGGAAACTTACAGGCTACGTTTAAGGACCTTGTTTCACCGCCAGAAGTCGGCCACTTGGTCCGTCTTCGCCGCGCAGGGACCACAGAATACGCTTTCGTAGGATATGTGCAGGACGTCTCTGAAGAGGTCGTATTCGACCGCACAGTGTCCTTTACGACTCCTGTAGTGCTTACGACTATCAACTGTTTGGACTGGGTGGGATATATCTCGCAATTCCAGGCTGTTGGTGTTGGTGGACTAACCGGTCTTTTCGCGGACGCTGGGAACAATTACACAGTAGGTTCGCGCGTCCGGGCTTTAAATAACGTGGTGGACGCTACTAATTCAACCGCGATACTTGCGGATTCGGCCACAGGTGCGGCGTCCGTTATTGGGGACACCGATATGGCCGGCACATTCGCGGAGCACCTCGACCTAGTAGCCATATCAGACAATCGGTATTGGTATGCCGAAAACGTGCTACCAACAAACAAAACAACAGGCCGCACAGGTTTGGTTCGTATGCGACAGCTCGCCGGAGCACCATCGTCGGGCAAAACCTTCACGGATCTAGTGGGAACAGCCGGGCAACTGCACTACGTCGAGCTAACACAAGAATCTTCGTCTCAGAATGTTGCCAACAGCATACTTCTGAATAACTATTCGCTGATTACCACTACCGAGCCAGAAGTCACAAAAAGAGGCGGCGGAAATAAATCAAACTTTGGCGTGGTAAACGGTGTAGAGGTCGTCGCTGTCGACTATAACGCCGACTGGATTAGTTCAGACGCAAGCTCAATCACAACTTATGGCAACCGGGCAACCGAGATAAACACCAACCGGGCGGGTCTTGTAGAAGATCTAAACCTGATTGGTAATCCCTCAATGGAGTATGGGGATGATGGTTGGTTTACTGGTGCTGCTCGTATGGCCCGACGCGACCCGTTAGATACTGCTAACCCGTTTGCGGCGGCTCATGGTAAGTGGGCGCTTCGGTATCGTCTCGCTAGTGGGCCAGCGTCCACACCGAGTTTCCGTTATTCCGGTTCAGAAAATGACGGGATTCCTGTCGTTGTTGGTACAAATTATATGTTCCAAGCCTCGGGTGCGCGTGGTTTCAACGCACCATCCAACACACGCTTCAGGGCATACATCAAATGGGAAGACGAGGCTGGTGGAACCATATCGACGGTTTACGGGTCACAAGTAACAACAACCACACAATATACCTGGTACACCGGAACAGTCACAGGGGCCGCACCAGCTGGCGCTGAACGCGCAATCGTCGGACTTGAGTTTAACCGTGTCAGTGGGTCGTTCTCATCAGGCGACCAATTCTGGCTCGACGCCGCCGTTATGCGTAAATCCGCGTCTGCGGCAGTCGTGCCATACTTCGACGGCGATACGCTGGCAACCACGTCAGCAATCTACTTCTGGACTGGTGAGGTCGGTCTCTCCCCGACCTTTAAAGTGACCAACAACCTCGACGACCTAATAAGCACCTATCTGGCCCGGTATTCGACCACCAGCAACCGCGTCACCCGAATCCGATGGAACGCACAAGAAGACCTATCCGCGGTCTCCGCCATGCACGTCGGGTCCACCATCAGCGTAATCTTCGACGGCACAACAACTACACACCGAATCGTCGGCATAGATGGCAACATCGACGCCGAGCGATACATGATCGACTACTATCTCGAAAAGGTATAAACAATGAACGAAACACAACGGGCCTACACCTACCGTATTCTTATTGCAATCGGAACCCTGGCAACAGGTTACGGTCTGATAACGGCCGACGAGGTTGCGCTCTGGCTCGGACTGGCCACCGCCATCCTCAACATCATGCCAGCAGCAAACACAAAGATTCAAAACGACAATGTCGAGTGATGGTGTGGTCGTCACGCTAGAACGTATCTACGAGAAACTTATCGACCTCGAGCTGCGAATGGGCGACCACCCGAAACAACTAGACGACCACGAAATCCGTATTCGCAATCTCGAGATGAAGGTCTGGGGATTCGCAGGACTGTCCGGTATCGCCTCGGTACTGGTATCACTAATCATCGCAAACACAGGAGCATAATGATCCGCCTCGACTACATCCGACCCTGCAAGACCAGCAACATCAGCGACGACTTCGCCGACCACGTTAAGCGTGGCTCAAACCTGCCAGGTATTGACTACACCACCAAAATCGGCGACGCTGTTTATGCCACCGCCGCCGGCACAGTTATTCGCGCTGTACGTACAAACAACACCGCCAGCGGAATCCACATTCTTATTCGACACCGAGACGGCCGCCAGTCCTGGTATCTGCACCTCTCTCGCGTCCTGGTCGCAGTCGGCAACCGAGTCAAAGCGGGCAAGGTTATCGCAAAATCGGGGAACACTGGTCGAAGCACCGGGCCGCACCTGCACTTCAGCATTATGGACAAGTCGGGCAAGTGTGTCGATCCGAAGAAACTTATCGACCGTGACAAGAAGCAGATGGTTGCCGACCCAGCACCAAAAAAGCCAACTGTTGAGCCGCGCAAACCTAAAGGCCCAGCAGTCAAATCCGCGAAAACCGTCGAGCTTCCGCCCGCTCCGGTCGACGCCGCCGAATAGGGTCTTTCTCCTTTCTACCTATTCGGCAGGGCCAGGTGTGTAATAGGGACGCACCTGGCCCACTCTTCTGCTACAGTGTGACCACCTACTAGCAAAGGACACCCTATGTCAAAACAACAAGCCTGGAACCTCGGCCGAACAATCACCTTCCTCGGTCTCGTGATGTGGTTTATACAACCCGCCAACCTTGTCACCATGCTTATTGCCGCGATCGGCTTCGCACTGCTCTGGTATGCCGAAACTCGATAAGCAGTGTCCGGCCTGTTCTCGGTCAATGCCAGGCGACGAGATACACCCGCCGGTCCACATCGTCGAAGCCGAGCTCAAACAGATTCGGCGCGAGATGGTGTCCGCGGCCTGGGATGACCACCGGGACTATATTTACGAGCTCGAGCGCAACCTAAAGCGCGACACAAACTATCAGCAAGTAACACGTCTGACCTCTGTGGCAGTATTTACCGCAAAGATGAAAGTTATCGCTGAAAGGATAATTAGTGAATCTCGAGAGAAGGATAGCCAGGTCGGGGACTGACGAATGGTACAAGGCCCGAGAGTACGGTGTCAGCGCCACAACCGTCGCTAAGGCGGCCTCGGGACCTGGTGGATACAACGCAGAGCTGACTAAGGCTCTACACCCGCAAGACCACATCGTGGAAGATAATGCGTATATGCGCTTTGGTCGGGACTGGGAACAGTGGATCGTGCAGTCAATTCCAGCCGAGCACGAGATAGAACATAACGACTGGCTTATCCGGGCAGAAGAGCAAGAGCGTCACCTGGCCACACCGGACGGTCTCAATCCTGACTGGTCTGTTATTGCAGAAGTGAAGACGACCGGCACGGACTGGGATAAAGGTCTCGAGCGTGGTGTAATCCCCGCAGACATACCAATTCAGTACCGCCGCCAGGTTCAGTGGCAGATGTATGTCACCGGTGCGACGAGCTGCGTATTCGCCTGGCTGTTGCGTATGGAATCAGACTCGGGCGAGTTTGTCCCCGCCTGGCTCGACCCAAAGATTCTTATTATCCAGCGCGACGACTTTATGATCGACGAGCTGGTCAAGGTCGCCGAGCGATTCGCCACCGA